GGAGCAGGTAAGTTGACCATCCTTCTTCTCGCCACTGGCGAACCAGAACTGATGGTGCTGATGTGCGACTTTATCTGCCTTGACATCGACGAAGTTCTGTCCGTGCTAAGTCAAACCAACTAGACGCACTCTACATGACCACCTACGGATACTTGATCGACGTACTGACGCCACCGCTGCCTGTCCAGCGCAAGGCCATCCTTGAAGCAGGCTGCGAGACTGTCTTCCTTGACATGCAGGGCCAGTTCAATAAGCCGTTCATGCAACGCTCGGAAGCCTACCTGCTGTGCATGAAGATCAAGACCGGCGACACGCTGATCGTCCACAGCCACCACCTGCTCGGACCCGACATCAACGACCTGCTCACGTTCGCCACCAACCGCAACTTCCACGTCATCGACAGTCGCGGAGTATCACTCGGCTACTGTGCCGACGACGCCCGGCAGCTTGCCTACGAAGCGGAAGCCAACCGACTCAATCAACTCGGAGTGCCCTACGACAAGGACAAAGCCCCGCTCGGCTGGAAGCGTGACGCACGCAACTGGAAACTGGTACGCAACTCGAAGGAGCGGGCATGGTGCGAGATGCTGCTCTGCCTGATCGAAGACCACTCCATCACCACACGCGACATCGACCGCTTCAAGAAGCTGAAGATACGCGACTGCATCGACGCGGCACGACGCGGATTCCCCATCGTGCCGCCCACCGTCACCGCCATCGGTGAGATCGGCACCGAAGACCGCATCGTCCGTCGCCGGGACTCGTACATGCAGATTCTCGGCGGGCTGAACGACAGGCCCGTCACCGTCAAGGAACTGTCCCAGATCCTTGAGTCACGCAAGCGGCGACCGGCGTTCATGCAGCAGCGACTCGTCGAACTGAAACGCATGGGCGCTGTGCTCGGGAAGATGGACAGCGAAGGTGAGATCCGCTACTACCGCGACTGGACGTGGGAAGGCGACGCACAGCCGTTCAGCCTACTCGCCATGTTCCGCGCGTTGCACGAGCGCCCGTACACGGCAGGCCAACTGTCAGAGAAGTTCCTGACACCGCGCTGGCTGATCTCGGAGATCCTGTCCCAGACGGAAGGAGTCAGGGTCACGTTCGACCGCAAGCATCGCGCCATCTACAGATTCGTTGGCGACCCGGAGAAGGTGAACTACCACCGACTCAAGCAGCGGTTCAGGTTTGCGGTCGGAGCTTCGAACGCGGCGTACCGTACTTCTCGGTTACGAGCCCGCGCAGCCGACGAAATTCGTCCGGCGACCTACGGCATCGCTCGGCCAAGGCAGGATCGTCCTGCATCTCAGCCTGCGCCATCTCATCCACCAGATCGTCCGCCAGTGGAATCGACTTCGCCGGAACTTCCACCCCGTCGTGCTTGACATGCCCTTCGACGTGCAGGTTGCGACGCTTGGCCACGTCAATGATGTCTTCTGGTCCATGCACCCACGCTTCGTTGTCGTCGGGCGGTCCCAGCCCGCTCATGTGATAGCGACCGTGCGTATTGATCCCGGCGTCGTGCGCCATCTGGAAGTACCGCTTGCGTTGCCACTCGGGCCACGACTCCATGCGGCGGCGGGCGTGCTCGTGGAACGCTCCGTCGCTGTTGGCGCGGCGGGCGAAGTTGCGGCAGGCACGCCCCTTGGCCCAGACGGCAGGCACGCCTTCTTCCCGCAGCTTCAGGTACATGCCCAGCTTCACCATGTCCGAGCGGATCGTCTCGTCCAACTCGGCGGCGTACTTGGTGAGCAACCGCTTCAGTTGCAGGTCCGTCTTGGACGCGAGAAAGTCACTCGCCTGCTGTGCGTTCAGTTCGTCGAGTTTGTCCATCGGGTATCTCCTACGCTGCCTGACCACCAATGGCAGACAGCAGTTCCTGAAGTGCCTTCAGTTGTACCTTCGCTGAGTCGCTCTGCAAGTCCATCGCCTGACTCTGCCCCTTCCAGTACAGGTCGGCGACGTTCGCGGCGTCCTTGCGTTCCTGCTCGCGCTCGAACTCCTGCTGACGCTCCGCAGCCTGCTGCTGATCCACCGCACTCTCCTGCTCCTGCTGCTGCTGTTGCATCTGCTGGATCATCGCCTGCAACTGCTCGGTCGGGACAGTGAACTTCTCGTAGTCGTCGATCTCCAACGCCTTCGCCGACTCCACGACCCACTGGTTGTATGGCCCGACAATCCCCATCTGCAACAACTGCGTCCAGTACGGAGTCGCTACCTGCCCCAACTGCACCAGCGCATTGACGCGGTTCGCTTTGTTCGGCTTGCGACCGCTGCCCGCCACCAAGCGGTAGTTGTAGTCGGCTGCAACCGCCATGAACTCTTCTGTCACGATGCGGTTCTCGAAGACCCACGCACCTGCCGGTCCCAGCGGGCCAATCACGTCCTGCCCGTCCAGCAGCCACACGGCAGCCTGCCACTCCTTCATGGCACACAGCGAGTACCAGTCGTCCGTCTTCTCTGCCATGTCATCCGGTCGGATGGATGCGTTTCCGCCCAGCAACTGCGCTTCGGCACTCGATCGCATCTGACGCGACGTGGACCCGTACAGCAACTCCGTGACGCCGGACCCCTTCTCGATGATCTCCATGACTTCGGCGATCATCTTCCACATCTCGCCCGTGAAGTCCGGCTTGGGCAGGATGGACAGCACTTGGTCGATCCGCTGCCCCCACGCCTGCTCTATCTCGATGAACTGGAACGGGCCACTCTGGTTCGCCAACTGCTCCTTCACGCCTTCGACCGCAGCCTTCACGATGCCGATGTAGTCGGTCGAGTGCAGGGCCACGCGGTCGGCCAGGAACGACATGGCCCAGTTCACGAACATGATCTCGCCGATCAGCGGCTTGAAGATCCCGATGGGCCACTTGCTCGTCCCGTCCACCTTGAACTTCAGTTCCGACACAGGCCAGTCTTCGCCGCCACCGGAGTCCGTGTAGAACGGGATGGGCCAATGGGCACGCTCGAACAGGCCCGCCATGTAGTCTTCTTCCGACAGCGGCTGACCGTTCTCGTCGGTCGTCGCCTGCAACGCTTCGGTCGGCATGTTCAGCGGGAAGTCGCAGTCGTCAGTGATGACGATGTAGCAGAAGTCGCCCCACTGCTCGACCAGTTCGCGGACTTCATCGTCCAACTTGTCGCTCACCTTCAACCGTGCGCCGAATCCGTTCTTCGAGAAGATTTCCGTGTAGGTAATCAAGTCCCACGACTTGCCGCCACGCTTGTGACTCTTGGCGTCACGCTGCGACCGCACGTTCGTCTGCGATGTCAGCGATTGCTTGTGCCCTTTCAGCGTGCCGGGCGGTAGGTTGAACTTGCGCTCGACAAGGTTCACCGGCGCGGTCCACTCGACGGCGATCCACTGCACGTCTTCGTTCGTCTCGGCATCCGGGTCTTTGATGTACTGCTCCCACTTGATGAAGCGGGATCTCGGATACTTCGACTGCCCGGCGCGTGGCCAATACAACTCGTGGTACACCAGCCCGAGTCCGGTCACGATCGCGTCCGTGATCGTCAGGCGTGCCGTGGGCTTCTTCTTCTGCTCGATCTGCAACCAGTTCAAGTACGACGCGGCGATGTCCGCTACCGTCTCCCGATGCTCCGCAGTCAGTTCTCGGTCGAGCAGGATCTGCTGGTACTCCATCATCTGCTGCTCGTCCTGCTCGTCGATCATCAGACTCACAGGAGACACCATCGGCTGCACCACGGGCGTCACGGCGACGGTCGGGTAGCGGTGCATCAACGCGGGTCCGTACAGGTCCACCGCATCCGCGATCTTGTTAATGCTGATCTTGAACTCGGGCATACGGATCTGACCGTCACGCTTCAGATACCCGCTCTTGCCACGCGCGTACGTCTCCTCCCACATGAACTGATGGTCGGAGTTGAAGAACTTCCGCAGTTCGTTGGCAAACTGCCCGAACTGCTCGTCACGCTGCTCACGCCCGATGCGAACCACCTGCCGCCACGCTTCGCAAATCTCACGCAGCGGATAGTCAAGATCAGCCATGCCAGTAACCCTTCAGGGTGTCACACGTCTGGGAGTATAAGGGTCAAATTGACCCTAGCACTCCCAGAAGAAGTAGTGCCGTTACTTGTCTTCTTCGGGGATCTTGAAGTCGGACGTTTTGCTGCCCTTCAGGTTCTTGTTGTCGCGGCTGGGGGCCTTGGTTGCCAGCCCGCGCTCGACATCGGCAAGCCGGGCCTCGATCTCCGACAGCCGCTGCTTGGTTTCCAGGTAGTCGAGCGAGAAGTCCCAGCAGCCACCGTCTGCCACGTCCCTGCCCAGCGCCAGCACGGGGTCGCTGACGTGACGGCACTGCTCCTTGCTCTCGCCCTGCGGATGGCCGGGGATATGAACAATGACCGTCTTGTTGCGGCGATTGACGAACGTGATGTTCCCGCTCCACGGTCGGCTGTCGCGCCGATTGCCTTCGTACCACACGACCGGCGTACCGACGTTGCACTCCGGCATCGACCACTTCTGCCGACTCTCGTGAACCTGCGACGGGGAAACGGACTCCAATGTGCCTTCCATTTTGTGCCTCATTTCTTCGGGGGTATTCCTCTCGGACCCAACACGATACCACCCATAGTACCCTGCTCGGTGCGAGACGCCAAATTCCTCAAGCGTGAGTTCACCGCTCTGATTCTATCCACAACTGTCGAAAGCCGCGATACCTTAATCGCCGGTTTCACCCACGGGCAGCCGTGCGCGACAAGGTACTCGCACGCTTCCAAGGCGTGAGTGTGAGCGCGACGATCACCCTGATCCGTCACGATGTCACGCCCCTTGATGCGCACCACCTTCTTCCTGAATCCTTTGATCTCGTTGATAAGGTTCGGCACCTTATCAGGCATGAACAGCAGCGTCGGGTAGCCCTGATGCTGCCCCTTGTTCTTTATCAGCAAACCTTCACGCACCTTCATCTCACGCAGCGCGATGTCGTCACAACCGGGAAACATGCGGCTGCCGCGTGCCTGACAGACGATGCCTGCCTTGCTGAACTCCTTCTCCCAGACTTCGACCGGCACTTCACTGCTGCCGAGACTCCGCAACTTCCCGCCGTGGAAGTCGAAGATGAACTCCTGAATCGGGTGCCCGTCCAGATGCCGCAGCATCTCCTTGGCGAACACCGACGCGCCTTCGCACTGCGGTATGTAAATCTCGTCGCAGAAGATCAGGAAGTCGCCAAGCGTCTCGGGCGGGCGGGCAGCGCAGACTCCGGCAGCTACCGTGTGGCCGGGGTCGATGCCCCAGTACAGCGTCCAGTCGTCTGGGATCTGTCCCATGCTCGCCGTCAGCAACTTCTGCACAGGGCAGCGATACGTACGACCGGCACGCTCGGCTTCTTCTTCCTGTGCCGACAGCGGCACGATGGCGCTGTGCAATCGCTCGTCGAAG